CCGAAAAGACCGTTGTTGTGAATGTCCCCTTTTTCCAACCAAATATACTGTTGGGCGGTCAATATAACCGATACTTAAAATGTATGAAGGAGAAGGATAATGATAGATTTATGCAATTCGTTGATTCTGTTCTTTACCTTAAAAAAGGTATGCCGAGTGTGCCAATGAGCATGATTCAGGAGTCTATTAAAGATACTGTTAAGGAGTTAACAACTCCCGTCCCGGCGGACCCTATTGAGGATATCGATTTCTGTCCTTTTAAAAATAATAAGGAAGAAATCCAAGAGGCTCTTCGTAGAACAACACGTGAATTGTTCGGTAGGCAGACATTTACTGCTGAAGAGATTTATGAGCCCTTCTTTCCATCTACCTCCGCAAATTATAATTGGAGTAGAGACGATGGTGGAGCACTTTCTGAACTTTATGGTCAGGGTTTCTTTGGAGAAAGAAGTTCTGGCATTTCGTTTGGATCCCATACCGGATCATTGTATGGCAGGGTGTCTTCATTTTATGGTACTCTAGGAAAGAGTGAACAGATGAAATACGAAATGGAATCCCAACTTGGTTTTGAACCAACTGAGGAAGGGATTGTCCTTGTTGTGGACCCTACAAACTTAAAGGATACTTGGAAAGACTTTTATCTAAAATTATGGGATTCTTCTCTATTAGAAGAACCATTAGTCTTGCCGGTTGGACTCGCCGAACCCTTAAAGGTTCGTGTAATTTCTAAGGGTCCTCCTTTACTCTACACATTACTTAAGCCCTTTCAGAAATGGATGTGGTCTGTTTTGAAGAAGAACGAATGTTTCGCCCTTATAGGTCGACCCGTTACAGAAGATGATGTAAATCGGGTTCTTATTAACATACCTAGCAATTTTATTGCTTTATCCGGGGATTATGTTTCCAGCACAAATAGGTTACACTCATGGGTCTCAGAGACCATTTTAGATGAGCTCATGGAAATTTTACCATGGATTATACCTGCTGAAGATCTGGAAGTTCTACCAAAAGACTTCTTTGTATCTATCAAAAGCTTGTTTCTTAAAGCATTGACGAAACATATTTTTGTTCAGTCTGGTGAACGGATTGACAAACTTGAGGCCGAAAAGATGGACCCACGCCATGTATTTTGTAAGGCGTTTAAGGGTGATTTTGTTTACAATAAAGCAGAGTTCTTGCCACAGACTGAAGGGCAACTTATGGGAAGTATAATTTCATTTCCCTTTCTCTGTATTGCGAATGCGGCTCTTTGTAGACTGTGTCTTGAATTAAGTTCAAAGAAAGTTTATCGAGTTACTAACAATGTACAAACACCGGGGGCTCTTGCCCCTTTACTTATTAACGGTGATGATTGTTTGTTAACCGGTGATCCAAGCTTACGCCCTATATGGGAATTTAAATGTAAGTTTGCTGGACTTGAATCAAGTGTAGGAAAAACGTATTTTTCCAAAAATTTTTGCACAATCAACTCTGTGATCTACGAAAAAGATAAAAGATCAGGAATTTGGTATACCCGTAAATATGTTAATATGGGTCTGGTGTTAGGAAGATCAAAAAATGGAGACAAATGCGTAACCCTTTCAAAATTGGGCGCTTTGTGTAGGGACTTAAAAAGTTCTTGTCCTACTCTTCTCTGGCGGAAAGCAAAAAAATATTTTGTGAGAAACAATCGAAAAGAATTGAATCGCTACCCTAATCTACCTTGGTTTATACCTGAGTGGCTTGGTGGTTTCGGTCTACCTAAAGATCACGATACTGAGATATCCGAAATCGATAGGAAGATCTGTACCATCATTAAGATGAACTATCATGATTCAAAATTCAAGATAGTCAAGCCGCAGGAAATGGCCGAGTGGGTGATGCACAAGGAAGTTATGAAAAAAGAAAGGAAGTGTGGCCTAAAGCCCGTTAACTATAGAAAAGTTAACTGTCGCGAGTGCGAGTACGACCTTGATGAAGAATATTCCCAATTTTATAAATACGCGACCATCGATCTGCTTTTAACTCACTCTCTAGAGGAGATTAAACAGATAACGAAAGCTCGCGAGGCGTATCTTCAGAACACTAAAGTTTGGATGAGAGCTCATAAAGTTCTTAACTCCGGCAAAGGTTTTTACCCTCCCATGTCCGATGAGGACATGCAAGTAGAGAACAAACGTTTAGTGATACCTTGTGTTATTAGAAAAATAGATGATTATAGTGCATTGCAGGCTTTGCCTCAAGACCCCTACTGGGTCGAATGCGCTTTGGTCCCTAAAGGGCCAATTTTTGTTGATGAAAGCTTCTTCGGGTCTTATGTGCCTGATGAAGATATTCTATCCAAACTCTTCTGTTATGACTGTAAAGAAGCCCGATTAAGGGTTAGTCCAGAATGTGTAAATGTGCTCGTTTAAGAGTCGCATCGGAGTTGGTGTGAATTAGGTAGATAAATCAACA